ATAGGTATCTATAGCATTGTCAGATCTACCTAGTTTCTGGAGTTGACCTGACACTTCAGCTCCAGCGTTGTTTTGTCTAATGACTTTAACTAATGCCTGTATCTTTTCTTTCTCTTTGTCTGGCAAGTCACCAAGCATTTCATTTGATATTGGCTGTCGTGATAGAAGTGCATTCTGAATATTATAAGCAATGATCTGACCTTTATCATTGTCAGCAACTAATCCAGAATATATTCCTTGCATGCCACCAGATGCAAAAGCTAACTGTTGTTGCTTGTTAAATTCTTTAGAGTTTATTTTTATACCACCACCAGCTCTAAAGCTGGGGTCTATTCTATTATTAAAATTTTTAGTTACAGGATTTGAACTATCAGCTAATCCTGGAATAATACGTTCCCAGTTGTTACCTCTAGTTTCTTTACCTAACGCTGTAGTATTTGCAATACTATCTCCCATCTCTTGAGCAAGAAGTTGGTTCGACATTCTCTTCTCGTTCTCCATAGCATCGCCAATAAGTTTTGTTTGGACAGACGCACCATATTCAGTACCACCATCTAAAACTATATTTTTAAACTTACCATCGTAAGGCATAGCTAATGTGTCTATGTAATCAGAGAACTCAGAATTAAATTTATTAGGATTTGTAGGATGTTGAAGAGCTAATCTCTTTGCTTTATCTGTGTACTGCTGTCGTATAATATGAGCAAATCTTTGCGTAATCTCAGCATCAAAAGTATTTCTGCCAATAGAGCCATAACCTTTTGTTGATAGACCTTCTTTCAAACCATTTAATAAATTAACAGGAGCACCCGTTTCTGGATCAGTACCAACTATCTGGTCATTAGAAAGAGATGATACATATTCTCTTGCATCTCTCTCAGCATTGACAGCCGCTTCCTTAAACAAATTGTTTGATAGGTTATTCATTGTATTAGATATCTGGCTAAGACTATTAGCAACAGACATATCTGCACCAACGACACCTATCTGTGTATTTCTAAATCTTTGTTTATCTATTTTTATTGGAGTAACCATTTTGCTTTATTCCTGATCAAATTCCTGTTTTTCCAATGCTCTGCATAGCACCAAACATTTGAGCATATCCGTTTATATATCCTTCTTGCTCAGCAATTTTTCCAGCTCGTAATGCGCCTAGCCGTCTTGTTTCTAAGCGAGCTTGAGTATACAGACCTTGATATTCCATACGTCTTAGATCTCTATTTGTTATATCTTGGTTAGCTTCTTTAAACTTTCTATATGAAGTATCATCATCTCTATTCATAAAAGCAAATGTAGATGTGTTAACATCTTCCAATCTATCCATCTCAGCCAGCAAATCATTATGCTGTTGCATTGTTGTTATTTTAGACTGTTCTTTTTCTTGAGCTAATTGTTTAGCCTCAATTTCTTTTTGTCTTCTGACTTCCTTACCTCTGGCAATAGCTGCACTTGCACCTAAAAGTGCTGAACCTATTGCACCAATTGCTGATAAATATGGCGGCATTAGAATGTAACCTCTGCTATTATTGAATTAACTTGTAATGATAGTGGTGCAGATTGACTTATACTTACTTGTGGATCTTTTGAATATCCAAGTAATCTAAATTCTCTTTTACCACTAACAGGAGTTCTATCTTGACTTAGGTCATCAGTAACTTGTCTTATAATTAAATTGGTAGAGTTAACAGAACAAGACAAAGTATTATTTAAATCTACTATTACTTTATTCAAACTTCTTGGTTCTCCAGTAAGTGGACCTAAAGCACTTACAGCATCAATTGGATTTGTTTTTAAATTAACATCAAAACGATAACCTATCTCTGCTTTAGTTAAAGAATTGTCTACCGCTGAAACGTTAATATTGCCACCAGAAACAGTAAACTGACCAAGGTAGTGAGACCCAGATATGACATCGAGAACTGCTCCGTTAGAGAAATCAGAGCTGACGTCGAATACCCCAGCAGAACCATAATAAACTTTAGCCATATCAGTATTAAAACTACTGTCAAACTCGCAAAGAATATATTTATGAGTCCCATCTCCCTTATCAAATTTCATAACAGTATATACTCTAGTATCTATTGTGCAAATAGAATGGAATGCACCCTGACTTGTAAACTGTGTCCATCCGTATCTTTGCTCACCTCTGTTTGAATTGAATACAGATAGACTTCCATCACCATCAACAATAAAATAATAGCTTTCGTTTCTGTCTATACCACCAGCAAGGACTGTTGCCTGAGTAGGAGTTTTAATTAAATGCGATGCAAGACCAGATATAGGCTGACCAGTATAAGCATTCTGAGAATCATCAAAGAGCATCTCTCTTACAATCTCACCAGAACTTTGTATGTATACAGTCGCACCATCAAAAACATAAGGCTTTACAAAAGCAGAACCAAAAGCAGTCTGTCTTTTTATTGTAGCATTTGTAGGGGTTGTAGGCTTCTCAATAAAAGCTGGAACAATAAATTCATCAGTAGATGTAAAGCATTGTAGATCTCTATTAGAAACTAAGTGACGAATCGTATTCACCTCACCTATCACAGCAGTAATATCTATTGCATCATTGTCCGACGCATCACCAGTATCAAAGCTAAAGAACTGATTTGATTTGCTTGACCATAACCCATCAGGTTGAGATATAGTTCCACCAAACCATAATCTGTTTTGATGAAAAGTAACTGCACCAGGGAATCCTCTTAAAGCAGAATAAGATTGTTCAGACCAGTTAGTAGCAACAGCATGAGTTTCTAAGAAAGGAGTTCCTCCACCAACAGAAGAATCATTTGCATTGGCAGCTGCATTAAAAGTAAAAGTGTTATCATCAATAACTTCAACAACAGTTCGTGAACCATTTATATTGCTAGACACAATACCTCCGACAGCATTAGCATTCGAAACAACAAAGGCATCACTAGCAGAAAATCCATGATTAACTAATGTTACTGTTATAGTAGCTACTCCGTTATCAGTTCTCATAGAATCAGGTTTAAGTTTCTTTTTCAAAGCAGCAAGACAATTGCCAGTTGCTTGTGTAGTAGACTGAACAGAAACAATAGTTATTTCTTGGTCATGATACTTAACAGTTATGCCAACATGCTTAGAGTCAGCAAAGTTTCCTCCAGACTGAGAGCCAGTTGTATCCCAATACGCTTCGCTTGTTGTTAATGTTATCCCATCACCAGAACTACCTGATGGATCTAATGTTACGCCAAGATTTTGAAATTCATAATATGGCTGATAGATCTTAGCTCCAGCTGACTGGGTATCAAAAGTAAATGTTTCAACACCAAAAGATGTTAGCCCAGTTCTTACAAGTTTTCTAACCATAAAAGTCTGATGGCATATAAACATTACATCTCCTGACTGTGCATACGTCAGTTCATGGAGATTAGAATCTGTTATAGGTAAGGCAGCAGAGTTTGCATCTTGAGTAATAGTTGCTGCTAAACTAACAACATTAGCAGTATCTATTTGGAATATTCTTATCTTTAAGTTTTCCAGAGAAACAATATATCTTTCATCATCTGAAAATATAAATGGAACAAGTCTATGCTGAAGAACATTATCTACACCAAAGTTTGTAACAGCTAAACGTGTAGCATCAGAAGAAGATACAGTTAAACTCTTGCCATCAAACACATCATCTCGAACAACTGTCACCACAGCAGCCGAAGGATTCGCTACAGTAAATCCAGATATAGCATTTATTGCAGTATATAAATTATCAGCTGTTGTATTGTTAGATTCATTTGCTCTGACAAAATGAACATTGCCAACTGAAGCACTTGGGCTTGCTCCACTAGAAGTCTCAAATTGTACAGTAATTAACGTGCCGTCACTTTTTCTAAATTTTATATTTGAGCCAACAGGTATATTATTATAATCAGCAACAGTAATAGTAAAAGAAGCTTTGTCTGTAGTGGTATCAAACTCATAGATCTTAAACATTCCAGGTCTTTTAATTACTCCACCTTCAGCCCTAAGGAAAAAGTTCTCAATCTTTTGAGCAGAGTTATTATATACCTTGGTGTCAGTTCTTGAAACTAAACTAGGGCTTACTTCTCCAAACTGAAAGTTAGTGAGAGGTACTTTTGCTTTTTGCATTAGCTCCTCCTAAAAGCACTAAATCGAGTCTGAGGTATAGTCCTTGTTGTTTGTTGTTGTGAGTCTATGTTCCTAGCTTTAAGCATTGCACGATCTGCCATCGTTGTCATTAACTGCATTAAGCTTGAGTCCCTTGCTATGGATGAAGCAAAGGTAGAGGCTAAAGCGTATTCTAAAGCTATGGTAAAATAACTTGGAAAGTTTTCTTCTGTTGCTCTGAATGTAAAATCAGCAATCACAGAATCTTGTGTTGATGTGTCTGCATAAACCATATCGCCATATATCTGATATTCTATTTGTGCATCATTTACAGTAACAGCATGGACAATCAGAGTATCAGAAGGAAGTTGATAAGCATGATCGTACCTTCCAGTAGGAGCATCGCTTAATCTATTTAATACAGCTTGATTTGTTGCGAATCGCCATCGTGTATTCGATAAAGCACTACGGCAGATATCTTCATAGAGACTCGAGGCTACCAATGATTCCGTTGTACCATCAGTAAACGAAGTAATCGGTTCAGCTCCTATAAGTATAAGAGCACGACTCGAGATATCTATTGCACTATCTGCCGCAGTTGAAGTCATTAATCGCTGTCTGTTTCAACAATAGCTGTACCATCAGATACATCTACTACAGTACCAGTATTTGACAAAACACTTACAAAGCTAGTTGTAGGAGTATTTGTGTCAGCAACAATTATAACATCTCTAATAGCAAGCATATTTGCCGCATCATTAAAATAACCAGCAGAGTTTACAGCGGCAATAGCGTCTGTAGTTGTATAAGCCCACAAGTTAATATTTGATGCACCAGCTAATCGAGATAATCCAGTAGCACTAAAAGCCATTTCAATACCTCCTATTAATTATTATCTAAGACTTCATAGATACCATTGTCATCAATAACAACAGCACCCATACTCATCATAGATGTTGCAAGATGAGATGCTCTCTCAGCTACATAGTTAAGCTCAGTAGAAACATCAGAGTTAATACCTAATCCAATAGAGGAAGTATGATAAGCCATATTCTTTCCAGCTGTAATTGCAGAAGTTGAGAATATGTTGAAGCCCAAAAAGTTCTTCATTGTCATACCACCAGCGAATGGTAGATTCTGATCGCCAACAAAGTCAGATGATGCAAATTCAGTAATTAAGAATAAGTCAGCAAATCCCTTTGGGTGCATAGCAAGATATCTTTGACCATCTTCTGGAATGTTAGCAGAACCCATTGTTTCAAATAGTGACAAAAGATCAGCCTTTTCAACAGCTGAACTTGCATCATGTATCTGAGTAGAGTTCGCACCAGCATCCATTGCTGTGTAAAGTATCTCATCAGTTTTTCTACCAAGAGCAGCAGCAGCCGATTGTGCTACAGCTTGACGCTCATTGATATTAGTTTTTAGCTCATCTAATTTGTCGATGTATTCGGCAGCATAGAAGTCGGACATTGTTGCCTCGACAGTTGTATGAGCTAGTTCCATTGGAGTAACAAGTCCATTCCTAGACTTTGTACTCGCACTTCCAGTTCCAATCTTCTGAAAACGTACAACGTTCCCAGTCACATTGTTTGCCATTCGCACAGTATTTCTGAGCTTAGATCCCATACGCTGATAAGCAAGGTGAACTTCTGATTCGAACTGCTTGATAAAGGCTGTATCTATTGAGTTAGCCATTTAAGCACTCCTTTGTTAAAGTTTCAGTTTCCGCTTCAGATTATCCTAAACATTTTTCAACGAAGTTATCCGTGAGGGCTTCTCTAATGCAGTACGGGTCTTTCACTTAATCTATTATTACACCCAAAATTATTAAGATTGCAATAAAAAACTTTTGCGAACTCATGTTTGTTAATAAAATACTGCTGTTCTTCTTGATGAAAACCTATCCATTGTAGCCATTTTATGGTCTTTGTATGCTCAATAGGCACATAGTTTTCTACAATATCGTAACCAATACACAGAAAAGAAAGAATTAAACTGCTATGCTTATAGAAAGTTTTCCATAGTTTATCAATATCATCAGTTCCTAAGAACCATATCTTCCCAACAATATCGTTACCTGACCTAATAGGAGTAACACCACACATAGCTATAGGCTTATCTTTATAAGTAATGGTAAAACCTTTTGCTCCCTTTTCAACAAAAGGAACTGTCAATGCTATTATAGGAGTGACTCCAACTAATGCACACTCTCTTATATCAGGCAGTCGCATATTATTAACAAGAACATCTATATCAGAAACAACACATGGTCTAAACTCAAGGTTGCCTCGTTTGATATAGGTCATCTATTGTAAAGCTTTTTAAACCCACTATCAACTGACTCTATAAAAGATGGATCTCTTTTAGATTGATTCCAATATCTAGGATCAGTCATCATTTCTTTTAACTTAGCTTCATTTAATACAGCTGTTGGTTGGGATTGACCCATAACAGAATTATCTTTCATGTTATCCATAATTATTTCTAAAGCTTTTATTCCATCAGCTGTTGCACATAAGTTATCAATAACTGGTCTTACTTCTTCTGGAAACGTGCCATCAACAAATAATCCTACAGCCTCAACTCTTTCTTCAGCATTATCACCAAGAGATTCCATCTCAGCTTCAGCATCATATCCATCATTAACAGCGTTGTGAAACATTTCTATACCTTGCTCAAAGTCTGATTGAGAGTATCCATTCTCATATGAATGGTCAGCCCACCAGTTAAGCAACTCATTGTCTACAGCTTCCTCAGCATCAATAACTTCTGGCAAGACATAGTCACCAACTTCAGCTGGTCTTTTAGATAGATACTCTTGTTCTATCTCTTGCATTATTGATTGTCTAAGGTCATCATCCTTTTGACCAATTTTAGATTGAAGAGTATTGTAAGAGTTAGCCAAATCTTCTGGTGTCTTAAATTTTTCTGGCAGCCATTCTGGTCTTTCATCTGCATACTCCTGTGGTACTTCTATTGTTTGCTCTTCTGTTGTTTGCTCTTCTTCACTCATTTGATTTTACCTTATGTCCATGTTGAGTTCTTCTTTCTATTAAGCCAACAATAAATCGTTGACCTTCTACATGTCGAAGTGTTTCATTCGAAACAGCTGATCCATGCACAGCTTCTATAGTTACACTTCTCAAATACCTCATAACTTCAATACCAGCTGGTGTAGAAAACAGAGAAGCAAAATTAAGAGATATCTTTTGTTCATCTTCTGTTCTTCTAGGGAATCCATCAAACTGACTGATGTTATTGTTCTGTTGTTTGTTCATTCATCATTCCTTGTTGTTGCATTTGCATTTGCTGTTGTTGCATCTGCTGTGCCATCGCAATTATCTGCTTACGTTCTTCTACATCTCTAATTAAAAAGTCTGGAACACCAAATTTCTTTGCAAGATAAGCAGCCGTTTCTTCTGAGTTTATAAGTATATTAACCAACTCAGGTCCGAATCTTCCTTGGACTAACTCTAGGAATCTACTTACTGA